GGGTTACGGAATCCCACAAAGCCCCCCTCGGCGTGAACAGGCGCACCGGCGTACCGACCGTGATGCCGTCAAGCGGGATACGCCACAACGGCATGTACGCGTCAACCGCGCCGGACAATATCTTCCCTGACGGAATGGTCGGGTCGGCGGCGGCAGTCGCATTCGGCGAACCCTTCAACACGACCAACTCCACCAGCTCATTACCGTTCTTGGGGTTACGATTGTAATGCGCGCAAATGATGTCATTGCGTTTCATACCCTGCGACCCGTTGGAAATCGTCACCGATTCCGCCGACGTGATATGCCAGTCCAAACCCTGGATCGACGCGCAGCCGGTGCCGATCGTCGCCCTGTTGGGCGAACTCATCGTGCACTTGAACGCGTCGCCCCAGTCGAACACCACGTCAGACTTCGAAAACTTGGCCTGATGGATGATCGCCTTGTCCTCACTTGAGATGTGTGCAACTCCGGCCTTGCCGTCAACCAGTTCGATGGTCACTGTCCAACCTCCTTCAACCATGCTTCAAACGAAGCGTCATCCTTCTGCATGAACGCCATGAAAGACGCATTGCATTGGGAACACAATTCGTAAATGTCAGGTGCCACATCATCCGCGATGCGGGTCGCCTTGCCAGCCGAATACCGGCGCACGGTGAACCATTCACGAGCCTCCGTATCGCCAGCGGCGACATAAGCGGTCTTGCCGCACTTGTCGCATACATACTTCGCGTAACCGTCAGATTTCACTAGCCAATCCTTTCAAACATTGAGCAGCCAAGCGAAGGCAACTGCCTCCACGTGCCGCCGAAATCAACGGAAGGGTCAACACCAGTCGTGTTCATCACCACATAGCCAATCGGGAACACGGCCTTCCCGGAAGCGCCGTCGCCGACATGCGCGCTGATGACGCCATCCACGCTCACGATCGAGGAACCGTCCACCTTCACGCCACCCAACACGTCCGTGGACGCCTTCGGCAGCGTGTAGGCGTTCGCGCCACGTTCGACCGAAGCGAGCTTCGACCGCTCGCCATCGGTCATCATGCCCGACTTGGCACTGTCGGCCACGCTCTTGGCCGCATCGGCGACATTCTTCGCATCCTCGGCGGTCTGATTCGCCTTGCCGATCTGCGCCGCGAAACCGGAAGCCGTCCTGTTCGCCGACTCGGCAGTCTGTCTGACGGAATCCAAATCCTCGGAAGCGACCTCCGCGTTGATCGTGCCGCCTGAAATCGACAGTCCACGGCCAGCCGTCAAAGACACGCCACCGCCAGCCGAACCACCGGAAGACGAAGAACCGGAATAGTTCGCATTCGCCGACTGCACCGGCAGTCCGACCTCGAACGTCGAAGTCAAAATCCCGGAATCGATTTTCACGATCCGCTTCGTCACAACGGCGGTGACGTTGACGCCGGAAGACTGATCCGCCGCAACAATCTTGTCATCCACACGCAGACCATCGCCGACCTCATCGGACAACGTCACCTCGACCGAGCCACCGGTCTGCAATTCCTGCAGATGCTTCTTCGTCTCGGATTGCAGCGTGGACAAATCCGCGTTGGAATAGTCGTATGTGGCGCATACTTCATCGGCTCCAACGAGCGTCTGCGTCTGACTCACCACGCCGGTTGCATCCGCGAAATAATTAACCACCAGACGGTTCTTGAGCTCCTGCGAGCCAAGGCCGATAAGATGATTCACCGCGCGACGGTTGGTTTCAGCCTTGAAATCCACAAGGTCAGAATCGATCGTGTTGGTGATGGTCTGCACCGGCACGATACCAAGCAGGATCTTGTTGCCGGACACTTTGAAATCAAGCCTGCGGCCACATGATGCAAGCAATGTGCGCAAGCCGGTGTAGGCGTCCACATAACGTGGATTCTGAAACATCCAATTCGACAAAATGGAAGCATCGGAGGAATCGACAGTGAAAACCGTATCCAAGCCGATGCGCTTCAAAAGGTTTTTGAGGATGTCAGGCAGCTTGCCGGAGACTGTCAGGTAATCCTGATTCGCATCCGGCTGCAATATCTTCGCCGCCAACATGCCAGTCCACGATTGACCTATCCAGGTTGTCGTAGACATTCCTCCGGCGACGGACACGCGACGATCGACTATTCGGCCTCCAACATCACTTCCATCGAGCCAAAAATACCAGCCTTGTGAAATGTTCGGCGCGAGTGCGTCATCGATGGTCAGCTCGAAGTCGTTTTCGTCCGTGCCGCAAGCCCAGTCCAGCGTCACCTGCGATATGCTCGCATGTGGCGTTAGCTTGCCGTCGGCGAGGATAACGTCAGCCAAGGCACACCTCCAGAGACGTCAAACATGGTCAAATCGATGCCATAATTGCCGGAAACCGTCAACAGCGAATCTCCGGCCGGTATCGGCTCGAAAACATACGAGCCGCTTCCACTGCCGTTCCCGCGAACGCCCTTGTCGAAAACATCCGAAACGTCGCCGTTTTCAGCTGTCAACGTTATCGACTTCCGCAATCCAGTGGCCGACAGCGACACATGACCGCCTTCCGGCACTGTCACATCAACCGCGTAAGTGTTGCCGCCAATCTGGAAAGACGGGTTGACGCAAGGGCCGAAAATGACCGCGGTGAACTCAGCGGCCTTGCCGGTCGGATTATGCACCGTCAAAGCGATTCTTGATGGAGCCAAATCGGTCGGCAAGTCCAGTGGAAGGTCAATCTGCGAGCCGGTGCCTGCCGTCATCGGAAAGAAATGCTGCACCGGCAGCGCGCGACGCCAGACTCCATCGCACAATACGACCGTGTAGTCAGTCTGCGCATAGGCCGGCCAAGGCACCAGACCAAGCGATGAGCCGACGACATACGCCCGCTGGAACCATTCGCCGTCGACGGTCAACATGCCTGGTGTAACGGCCTGCACGTCCGAATCGAAAGCCGTCTGCACCATGTCCAATCTTGACGGATCCGTGGTGCGGACGGTCATTTTCGCCGTCGAAGCGTTTCTGCTCACCGATTTGATGCCGCGCGTGGCTAGCGTGTACGTCCATGTGTACCCGCGCATTTCCTGCAGGTCAGCCACCCACAGATCATCGGCGTTGAGGTCGATGACCGTGCCATCATGCGCCGTGTACTTAAGCTCGCGCATATTTGCGGATCAACCTCCCCAAGTCACGGTCGCCGACCGTCGAATCATCGGACGCGGCGCTGATAATCGCGCCAAGATCGTTGTGCAGGCTGGTTATCGCCGCCACCACGGAAGCGGTATCAACCTGTACGCTGACCTGATTGCCTGTCATCTGATTGGCCGTGGCAAACACTTCACGTGGAATCTTCCGCTCGTTCAGCAGGCGCATGGTATCGACGCCGTAATAGGCCGTGGCCGCAGCATTGTGCGTGTACTCGCCCGCAGTGAGACGAGCGTTGAGCAGATACACGCTGTCGCTCAAACCATTGCCGGGCGCCCACGCCGGATCCACGTAGCCGGAGAACATGCCACCTCCGGCGAACTGCTGGAAGTGGCCATCGGTGAACATTCCACCGGTGTAGCCACCCTCCTTCTTCGTCTTTTCCGTGACGGTGAAGCTCTTGTCCGCGATCTTGAAGTTGTTGATGGAGCGGAGCACCGGAGTCGCCTGATCGTTGACCGATGCGGTGCTCTTCTTGTCGTTCAGCTTCTTGCGGTTAACGGCGTCTACCTTCGGTCCGGCCTTGTCGGCCGAATTGAGGGTGTTCTTCTTGTTGTTGAGCCTCTTCGCGTTCGCGGCGTTCGTCTTCGGCGTTGCCCTGTCGGTGGAATCCAAGGTGTTGCGCTTGTTTGACAGTTTCTTCGCGTTGGCCTTGTCTACCTTCGGCGAGGCGTTGTCCTTCGCGTCGAGTCTGGCTGTGGCTTTCTTGCCGTTGAGCTTTCCGATGTTCTTGGATGCGGTGTTCGCCTTCTTGGATGCCTTGTCGGTCGCGTCGATGGTGGCGTTGACGTGCTTCCTGTTGAAGTCGTCCATCATCTTCTGCGCCTTCTTGGTGCTGGCCGTGGCTTTCTTGGCGTCGGCGTCGAGCTTGGCCTTCGCTATCTTCTTGTTGAATTTGTCAAGGTTGGTTTCCGCGCCCTTGGTCTTCGACTTGGCCTTGGAATCGTCAACATCAAGCTTCGCCTTGTTGTTGTCGGCGGTCATTCTGATATTGTCGATGGAAGCCTTGATGCTATCGGAACTCAACCCCCAACGGTCTGCCAAGGCGTTAGCGGCCTGTTCGCTCATGCCCGAGGCTTCGGCCTGCCGGATGATCGCATCACGAGCATCCTGCAGCACGCCGTTCGCACGTTCGATCTCATCGCTGCTGAAATTGGTGCTCTCGCCCTGCTTGAGAATCTTTTCCGCAGCGTTCTGGGCGCTGCTGGCGATGTCCTCCAACGCCTGCTTGGTCTTCGTGCCCTGCTCTGAAAACCTGTCAAGCAGATTGCCGCTCTGGTCGAACACCACGCCATTGTCCTTGCAGGTGTCGGACAGTTCACCAATCTTCTGATTCAGCTGGTCGACCGCCTGGTCTGCAGTCAGATTGCCCGACTCCAAACCAAACAACGCCTGGACAAGATCATCGATTTGGCTTGACGCATCCGAAGCGGAAGAGCCAAGCTCTTTGTTCGCGCTGGCAGCTTCCTTCGCTGCCGATGCAGACTTTCCGTCAGCATCCACCGCGTTCTTGGCGGCCTTGCTTTTCTCATTGGCCTTCCTGGAAGCATCATCGTAGGCCTTTGATTCCTCTTTCAGGGCTTTCTTGATGGCGGCTGCCGCAGTTCCGCCAATGCCGGGCTTGTCGATTTCCTTGATCTGCTTGTTGACGCGCTTCAACGCGGCTTCGTTCCCCATGGCTGCGCTGGTCATGTCGGTCAGGCTGATACCCGCCTTGTCAAGCCATGTGGTCAACTTGACGCCGCCACTGCTCATATCCTGATAGGCTCCGGCGATGGTCTCGCTGATGTTGCTGCCGGATTCCAGAGCCGACTGCAATTGCTCGGCGGCTTCCTTGGCCTTCTGCTGTCGGCTGATGAAAGCTGACAGTGCAGCGCCGGCCACCGTCAGGGCGATGCCCCACGGGCCGCCAAGCAGGCTCATGACACTGCTGCCGACCGCCTTGAAACCAGCGGTCTTCAACTGCGCCTTGGAAGCGGACGTGCCGAACGCCTCCATCTGCTCGGAAGCGCTCATCGAAGACGCCTTGAACATCTGGAATGCGGTCTGCGCGGATCCGAGCGCAGTCTTGACGCGTTGGATCGGGTCGATGGCCAGACCGATGTTGTTGGCCATCCTGCTGGTGCTGCCGTTGAGATTGCCCGCGGCCTTGTGCACCGCGCCGAACACGCCGGCCAATGATGCCATGACCACGAGGGTCTGCTGCGCGCCGGACGGCAAACCGGCGAACGTGTCAACCAGCGTATCCAAGCCCTGCACCATCTTGCGCAACGGGCCCTGAGCGCCCTCACCAACGGAAATCATCAAGGATTCCATGGAGCCACTCAGATTCTCCAGATCACCCTTGAGATTGTTGTTCTTCGCAGCAGCCTGCTCGGCGGCATACCCGCTTTCGGATACGGCCTTCGTCCACTTGTTGACACCGGACTCGCCCGCCTCGTAAAGATAATTCGCGGCCTTGATGGCATAGCTGCCGAAGATGGTCGCGTTCGCCTGGTTACGCTGCTCGTCGGTCAAGCCTTTTTCGGCCTTCTGCAATTGGCCGGCGAAATTCGCCATGCCGACGAAATGATGTTGAGCGTCATATGCGCTGATGCCCAATTCCTTCATCGTATTGGACGCTTCGGCGGACGGTGCGGCCAGCTTCATCAGCATGCTGTTCAGCTGGGTGCCGGCCTCGGCTCCGATGGTGCCGTTCTGCGCGAACAGCGACAGAACGCCGGTGGTCTCCTGCACGTTCATGCCGAAACTGTTCGCCTGCGCGCCGCAATTGTTCAACGCCTCGCCGAAATCGGAGACATTGCCGACGGCCTTGCCTGCGCCGGCCGCCAAAGTATCGGCCACCTGAGAAGCCTGAGACCCTTTCAGATGGAACATGCTCAGCGCGTTGGCCATGTATTCGGCGGCATCTCCAACGGCCATTCCATCGGACGCGGCCAGATTCAAAGCGCCGGTCAAGCCGCCGTTGAGAATATCCGTGACGCTCATGCCGGCCTTGCCGAGATCATTGATCGCGTCGGCGGAATCCGAAGCGGAATAAACCGTGGAAGCTCCTGCTTCGATGGCGGCGGCACGCAGCTGGTCCATTTGGGCGCTGGTCGCGCCGGTGTTCGCCTGCACGGTGCTCATCTGCTGATCGAAGTCTGCGGCCATCTTGACTGCGGCCACGCCGAACGCGGCCACGGCCAGTCCTGCGGCGGTCATGCCGCTGGCGATGAGCGCGGACTTGCGTCCGGTGCCCTCCATGCCGGATGCGACTGTTTTCGCAGTGCTTCCGGCGCGGGTCATCGCCGCCTCATATGAGGCTGTGTCCGCCATCAACCGGATGACGATGTTCTTGTTCTCCGCCAAAGCATCCTCCAAAATGTCAGGTCAAATGCGCCACCAAGGCGTTCGCGGCCGGATTGTCCTTGCCGTTGGCCTCAGTCCACCGTTTCATGGCCTGCTGCATGTGCGCAGTGGCCCAGCAGACGCTGGTTTCGGCATGCAATGTGAGTTCGCCCTTCGGGTCTTGGCAGATCGAGCGAGGCAAACCGCACATGGGGCATAATGACCGTTCGTATTCAGCCAGCGAACGCATCCAATTGCGTTCCGTCTCATCCCATTCGACCTCATCGCCCTCACTCGGGCGCCAGCCCATGAAACGCTTATAGCTGATGCCGAGCTGGCGGCAGATGCGTAGGTCCTCGACTAGTTGCGGAGAACCTTCGAGGCGAGGTCGAATGCCGCTTTTGGGTCCGCTGCGGTGCCGTTCAGTTCGGCGATGGCCTGCCAGATCGGCGTGAACTGGCCATCGGTGAGTTCGTCGAACAGATTCCGCCACGCCTGTTCGGTTTTGTCCTCGTCGGCCACCGGCTTGCCGCCGATGGTCGCGGAATCAAGCATGAGCGGCAGTGCCGCAGCGGCGGTGCCGAACATGTCGTTCGTGCCGTTGTCATTGCGGTGCGCGGCCAATGCCTGCGCCCACTTGCTTACCGGCAATGCCCGCAACGTGAGCTTCAACGTCTCCGCATCCGCCTGTTCGCGCAGCTCTTCGATGCGCCGCGCGGTGGCCTTCGCCTGCCGGTTCGTCCCAGCCTCCGTGATTTGTTCGCGCGTGGTCTCCTCGGCCAGCGCATCACCCAATCTGGCGATGTCCTCGGCGGTCTGCTGGTTGAGGATGACATCGACCTCACGCGTGCGCCTGACGACTTTAAGCATTGTTGTTCCTTCGCTCTAAGATTCATGTTCCTTTGCCGGAAAAGAGAAAAGAGGGTCCCGCACCGGCGAAAGGGACGAAAGTCCGGTGCGGGAAGAATCAATCAGGCGACCTTCACGTTCTCCGCCCAGCCTGGAGCGCGAACGGAGAAATTGACCTTGCTGCGCAGCACGCTGTTCGCGGCGATCGCCATCTTGGCGCTCATGCCGATGCGGACCGCGTACACGTTCACAATGTCGCCGGCGACAAAAGTCTTATCCGTCTGCTTGCCGTAGCGGCGCACGAAATAGCCTTCCACGCCCTCGGCAAGCGTCTCCATTGCAGCGTTCTGCGTGGAATGCGAAGTGTTGGTGTTGTCGATGACCTCGATGCTTGGCCCGCTGATCTTCTTGCGTCCGGGATTCTCGTAATCCTGCGCGCTGTTCTCGCGCTGGTCGGAGATGGACTCCTGCGACGGAGTGCAGCTCCACCCGCCTAAGGTGACGTAGTTGGACAGGTCGGTTCCAGCGTTGATCTCCGCAGCGGTCGGCTTCTGGATGTTTTTGATGGACGGCACCCAGATCGTGTTGACCAGACCGTCCGCCGGTGTGGAAGGAACTTCGGTTCCAAGAGTCAAAACCATGACTCCTCCTTAAATATTTGGGGTCACATGCGTGACCAGTTGAATTTGAAAGTAAGAAGACGGCACTGGTAAAGCAGGCTCGTTTCCTCTGCGGTGAGTCCGGCCGCGTAGGCGCCGGAATCGGAGAACAGCGTCAGACAACCGGTGTCGAACCCCTGCACGACGAACCTTTTGCCAGCGAGTCCTGGGATCATGAGGTCATCGGCCAGCACGTTGACGGAATCGGCCGTGGTGCTCACGATGCGCACCGTCAAAGTGCCGATGCCGCAATGAACACGCTGCGTCTCACCGACGATATGACCGTTCGTGGTGACCGTTTCGATCACCCACGGCGGCTTCTCCGTAGGCTTAGGCGCCGTCTGCCGGTACACGGCCCAGCCAGTCGCCGGCTTCGGGATATGGTCGAGGAGCGTGTCGGTCAACGTCATGATCGACGTCATTCAGACCACCTCCACGGCGGCACGTGCCACGTGTTCCGCAAGCTTCGGCAATTCTTCCTCGCTATGCTCGTAGAACCGGTGCGTTCCACCGCCCCTCGCCGTTCCGAAGAACGCGATGTTCGCGAGCGAACCCGCTCCGCCCTTCGTCGGGCCGATCTCGGCTGTGATACGCCCAGCACCCTCCGAAACGGTGTAGGTGATCGGGATACGCCTGAATGCGGCATTGCCGGAACCGTTCAGGTCGTCGCGAATCGAGTTCTTGACGTTCTGCGCGCCCTTCTTCACCGAAGCGGAGATCAAGGCGCGGCGAGCCACGCCCTTGGCGAGCAGCGCATCGCCGAAGGCCGTCAACTGCGAAACGTCGAACAGTCCACTCATGAGTCCTCCTTCACGTTCCAACGGCAGGCGGTGGCGTGCGTCTTCTCGCTTTGAGGCGAGACGAGCCTGAGCCGCCTGCCGGCGAGCAGCGGATTAGCGGATTCCGTGACTTCCACCACGTCACCGGCGCGAAGGCCTGGAGTGCCATATGGAAAATGCACGTACAAAGACCAGACCAACGAGACGGCGCCCATGGCTTGTGCTGCGCTGCCTTCGGTCTGCTCGCTGGCGAGGCCGCCGCTGGTCTGCACCTTGCAGCTGCCTTCGTACACCTTCTCCTTGCCGGTGGTCGGCAGTCCCGTGTCCGAATCCGTTGTGGTGTCTCCGATGCGGGTGACGACGCACTGGTCGGTCATGAGGCTTTCGGCCATCTGGCGCAGTTTCGGCAGGGCTCCGATGAGAGGTGCCATGCTTGGCATGTCAACCTCCTCAGTAGTCGTAGGGGTAGTGCGGCAGCGGGATGACCACGGGTTCCGGAGCGATGACCGCCGTAGCGAGATCGCTGCTGACGCGTTTCAGCAGCATGTCCCATTCCTCGTCAAGGATGGAGATCTCGCCGCGACTGCGCGAGCTGTCGATGCTGGTCTGCATGTTACCGTCGTCGATCTGCAGCATGGTGCTGCTCACGCCCTCCGGGTTGAGCGCCTTGCGTGCGACGGCTGCGGATTCCACTTCGATGACGGTCTCCTGATATCTCGCGTCCGTGCACCATTCGTCCAGCACTGGGATGCGGTTGCGGATCATCATTTCGGCGCGGCGGAGCCATTTCCCGATCTGCCTGCCTTCGGTGCTGTCGGAGGCGATGTCGCGGCCGAGTTCAACTGCGACATCGTCGATTTGCGCCCAGGTCATGGAATCACTTCGCGATGATACCGGCGTTGCGCAGGCTGGCCAGCAAAGCGTTGATGGTGGCCATCTCCTGACCTGTGGTGGCGTCCCTCACCGCAGCAGCCTGCTTGGCGGGCATGCCGGACAGCACCGTATCGAGCGGCTTAGCTGCGCCGCCCGGCTGCGGCACATACACCGCGCTTGCCGGGATCATGTTCTCGTGACGTCCGTTCGTGGTCTCCTTCATCATTCACCATCCTTCTCACTGGTCTTCTTCTTCGGCTTCGCGGCGTCGGCGACCGTGCTCGGTTCGTCGGCCTGCACTTCGGCCACCGTGTATCCGTGGCGCTGGAAATAGTCGGACGGATCCGCATCGGTCTCACCGACGCCACCGACGAAGGTCACGCCGGCGGTGACGCCGTTGTACTCATTATTCGGAGCTTCGATTCGCCACATCATGATCACCTGACCTTGATCTTACGGAGCACGCCAGCGGCCTTGGTGGCCTTCAATGCGACGCCGACCGGACCAAGCTCGACCTCGCCGCGATGCACCGCGCCCGGCTGTGTGAAGTCAGGCAGCCAGGTCTTCACGAGGGTGCCGTCGGTGGTGGTGATGCCGCAGAAGCCGTCCAAGCCAACGCGGTACGCGTACAGGCTGGTGGTGCCGTCTGTGGCGATGGGGATGATCGGATCGTTGCTGCCGGCCTTCTCGCCGGCGTCGGCGAAGAGGATGCCGCCATAGGATTCGCGGCTGATCGGACGGCCGTTCGCGTTGGCGAGACCATCGATCGGTTCGCGCACGTACATGCTGGTGCGGCGCACCATGGCACGGACGCGGGCAAGGGCCTTCTTGTTGCCGACCACGATGGTCGGCGTGCCGTCAAGCAGGTCAAGGAACTCGTCGAGCGTGTCGATGGCCTTGTTGCCCTTCTCTCCTTCGAGGTCGGTCCAGTCGTAGGTGCCGGAGGTGGGCTTCATTTCGGTGCTTGAGCCGGTGAGCGCCTTGTCCAGGCCGTCGAAGGCCTTATCGTTCACGCCAACGTCGCCGTTGATCACGGTATCCTGGAACAGGGTTATCGCGGCCTTCACCTTGTCATTGATGTTGCGTGTCACCTCGTCGGATCCCTTCGGGCCGATGTTCGCGAGGATTCGGTCGATCTCGAAGGCGCCGCCGAGCACGGCGAGTGTGGTGCTGTACTTCTTGGTCGTGGTGGTGCTCGGCGAGTATTCCGTGTTGATGGCGCGGAATTCGGCGGTGGGCTGGGTCTCCTGTCGACGGTAGGAGTAGTCGAGCGTCGCGCCGCCTCCTGCAGGGTTCACGGCATCATCGAAGATGAGGGAATCGAGGATGACGCTGGACTTTCGAAATTCGTCGATGACGAAGGGGTCGTAGTCTTCGAGGGCGTTGTTCTTCGCCTCTGCGAGAGTGACAGCCATAAGGTTGTCTCCTTCCTAAGGAATCGGTTACTTGTAATATGCGGAAATGGCTTCGGAGAGACTGTGCGGCTTCGGGTCGCCGCCCTTGCCCTGACTCGGGTCGGGCTTGACGTTCGGCTTGTTCTGCACGTTGACGAGCTTCAGCAGGCTGTCCGCGTCGGCTTCCAGCTCCTCGCGAGTGGATCCCTGCAGACGTTCCGCCAAGACCTTCGGCAATTGCTTGTCGACGGCGACCTCGTATCGCAGTGCCTTCGCGGCATTGCCGGTGTTGGACTTCTCCAGGCTGGCGATCCTCTCGCTGGCCTTCTCCGCGTCGGTCTTGTCGCGATCCTCGAACTCTTTGATTCTGGCGTTCGCGGCGGCGAGCTGTTCGCGCAGCGACTTGTTGGCCCTGCGCTCGTTCTTGAGCGCGGTCATGCCGTGTTCGCCGAGCTTCTCGTCGCCTTCGCCGCCGGTATTCGCCTGTGGGTCGGATTTCGGCGGCTCCGGCTGCGGCGGCTCTCCGCCGCCCGGTTCGGCACCGATCTCGATGGTGCGGATGCGGATGAGATTCCACCATTTCCTATGCATTGTGTTTTCTCCTTGTGGTTTCCTTGGCCGTCACATCGCGTGCCGGCGCCGGCACCATCGCGATGCCGGTGAAAAATTCGATTTCGGCTAGAGGATCCAGCCGTACTTGTAGAGCATGCCCAAGGCCTTCTCATGATCGTCGCCGCAGCGTGCGTAAATGGTCTCAGGCATGAGACGCGGCCTGTCGACCTTTGTGTACCGTCCGCCGTTCTTGACGAATTCCTTGGCGTATCCGGAGTCGATCATGCGTGATGCGGCGAGTCCGTGGCGCGTGGTGCCCTCGGTCGTGTACTTGATGTTCCGCCCGTCGATCTGGGCGGTGCGGATGCCGCGTTGGGCGTTAACCAGCTGGTTGAGGTCGGCTCCGTCCGCGTAGGCTCGGGCGTTGGCCCTTCCGCCAAGGACTTTGGCGAGCTGGCCTTCGTCCAGTGAATCAAGGTATTCGCTTGGACTGGTGCATGCGTTTGCCGGTGCTTTCGGGCCGGTGTAGACGGCGATGCAGTCGCAGTGCGGATGCCTTTCGAAAGGCGTCTTGCCGCATGGCTGTCCGGCGAGGATGACGCATCTTCCGCAGCTCGGCGGTGTCAGGCCGCGCACGTAGGTGGATTGGTAGCAGATGCCGCGAGCGGTCATGCTTGTGGCCGACCGGTGAGTGTCCGCCAGCATGGTGCGCGTCCTGAGCACCAAGGTCACGCCTATGCGGTCCATGGCCACGTCCACCGGGGCGCCGTTGGATACGGCCTGCTTGCCGATGGTGATCGCCGTCCACATCGTGTCCACGGTATCCATGCCGTTGCCGTTCACGCCGACCCACTGCCATGGGTCCGGCTTGTATTCCGGGTGTGCTGCGTTCACCACGTCGAAGCGTTCCATGATTTTCGGCGTCGATGCGATCGCGTCGGAGGCGGTGTGGTATTGCGCCGTGTCCAATGCGAGGAAAAGTTCGGGCATCATGTCCGCGAAGGCGATGTCGAAGTCTGGTTGCGCGTGCTTATGCCACAGTCTGAGCACCGTCGCGGCCAGCCGGTTGCTTCGGCTGCGCAGCAGACGGTTCTGCGCCGTCGCCTCCTGCGGAAGCGTCTGCCCCGCCATCGTCGCCGCCATAGTCCACGTCCTTCATGAATTGGCCATAGGATTCGCTGATCTGCTTGGCGAAGTACTCGCGCTCCTTGTCCTTGCGGGCCTCGCTCCAGCCAAGCTCGTCCCATGCCCCCTCGCGGGAAAGGATGCCGGACGCCATGAGCTTCGTGATCGCATCAGCACGCTGAGCGTAGGTCGGCGTGTTCGGATCCTCCCAGTCGCAGCGCACCAGGTTCGCGTTAATGTCGTCGCTGGTGGCGAGCTTGTGCGCCACGGCCATGACCTGCGACCACGCATCGCCGTCAACGGCGTTCTTCAGCTCGACGTTCTTCACCAGTCTCAGCTCGTCGGCGCGGATGGCTCCCTCGGCTGCCGGATTGGCGGTGTTCATTCCGAAATAACGCATCGGAAGACCGGTGATGGCGCTCATCTGCTCGCTCAGCAGGTCGATGACCGTCTTGAAGTTCGACAGGTCGGATGCAGTGAACTGGCCGAATTTCGCGTTCGCGTTATTGGAGGTGAGCATCGAGTTGAAATAGGTCTTTATCGCCGATGCCGGCTGTCCGGTCTTCGCGTCGATGAAGTCGTTGTGCGTGACGCCGATCGCCCATTTTCCTGGCACCGCGTGAGTTTCCATGGCGATCTGCAGGTCGAGGATGGCGCGTGCGGCCATGTCTGTCGGCCGCACCACGTCGGCCATCTCGCTCTCGCCAAGGAAGTCGCCGGCGCGCGGACGGTTGAGGAACTGCACAACAGGGACGACGCCGAGGTGGTGGTCGTCGCGGCCGGTCATGACCCACTTGCCGTGCTGTTTCTCCAGCCAGAGCGTGTATTCGGGCGTGTACAGTGTCGCGTAGTCCGGCGTCCCGTTCTCCCAAGGGTCGAAATAGACGCGGAGCGCTGATTCGACGGTTCTCGTGCGAGGGTCGATGCGCGCGATCATGTTCCTGGATGATTCGACGGTGATCAGTGGATGCCGTCTGTCCTTCGGGTTAGCGCCTACGCATACGAAGCCGTGGCCCTGCACGCGTGTTTCCGTGTGCAAAAGCACCTGCTGCGATTCCATGTTGTTGTATTCCCAAAGATCGCGCAGCTCGTTTGACACCTTGTCGTCATTCGGCACAGAGAAGGATTTGACCTGCTGGCGCTGCACGACGCTATCGACCACGATGCGCGGCCAATTCAGCGGAAAAACGAACGAACGGAGTTCGGCCGGCACGGCGATGCCGATGCTCTGGATGACCTGCCGTCCGCGATAATAATCATCCCACTGCCTATGAGGCTTGCGCAGTCGTGCAAGCCGGTAGGTGAGGCTCCTGATGAGCTTCGCGTCATCGTCGGAAAGCCTCGATGCCTGTATCAGCTCCACAACAGCCTCCTTACCAGCCGTACACCATGACCGGTGAGCCGCCTGCGCTCCAGCCGAGCGCCCTCATGTCGGACGCCGCCTCGTGTGCGAGGATGTCGGCCATGGTTATGTCGATCTTCTGATTCTCGCTCGGCTTGCCGAGCACGTACTTGTCGCCTGGCTTGGCGACCTTACGCGCCGCCATCATATGCAATCGCGCCATGCGATCGTTGGAATGCGTCGTGGAATGGTCGGCGGTATCCTCCATGAAACGGGTGAGCGCGTCGAACATGCGCCCGATGCGATTGGTCGGCCAAGGCACCACGATGTCCTCGCCGAAGCGGCATGCCCACTCGTCCACCTGCGACTCCCACGGATGCGGATCGCAGTAGAAGCGCTGCACCTTGTACCTGTCGAACATTTCGGACACGCAGGCGTCGACCTCGCTTCGCGGTATGCGCCCCTCCCATTCAACCGGATTCCAATACGCCGGACGATTTGACGGCCCGTATGTCGGCGTCCAACGCCAGCCATCCACGGTCTCCGCACGCAATGCCGTCCAGTCACCGGATTGCGAGCCATCGAAGCCGAGACAAATCTCAGCCCCCGGCTCGGGTGGCTGACGGTCAACCATCGTGCCATCGTAAAGCGGCTCAGGCATGTACGAGCCCAAACCCTGCACGATCTCACAACCGTAGAAACGTCGGGCCTGCGCCGGATCACGGGCCATAAGCTCGGTCGCGGTCGCTTCGACCTGATCGAGCGGCACCCACGGCGAACCGGAATAGACGAATTCGAGAATCTTCCGCCTATCCTGCGGATCCGCGAAATCCAATGAGGGGTCATGCTTCGGGAAGAACTTCATGATGTCCGACGCCGTGCTCTCGTAGGTCATCTGGCCAAAGCTGGCGTCCATCGGATCCCACGGATTCGTCAGCTCAAGCATTCTTCCATCCATGGCCATAGCGCCACGCATCACCGTGTCACCAACCTCGAACATGCCGCTACGACGAGTCCAGATGCCGGATTCGTCGCCGAGGACGAAGTTCACCGGATTACCAAGCTTCGAGTGCGCCGAAGCCGTCACAGGGTCGATGCGACCGCCGTTCGGAAGGCGGATGAAGCCTTCACGGACTTTCATCAGGTCGGACAGGTGGCCATTGCGCACCATTGACTGCAAAGGACGGTAGACGTTCGCTGTCTGCTCTTCGGAAGTGGCGAGCAGCTGAATCAAAGCGGTGCGACGCGGCATGCCCATCGGCTCACCCGGAGAATACTCGTACTCGAAACCGCATGAGCAACCCCAGTCGGAGCAGCGGAACGTCTCGCCGCCTTTGGCCCATCCGCAGAACACGCAAGGCCCAACACCCTCAAAAGCAGCGACTGCCGCGCCGAAAGGCGACTTGCCCAGCTTCTGACCGCCGACGATCTGACCTCGACGCCACTTGAACGCCGCAGCCTGACGAGGCCGAGCCGGATCATACACCGCATCAGGCTTCACCCGATAAAAATCGATGGCGTTATCCAACTGCCAGCCGACAAGCTCAAACGGCTTGCCCAGATCATAGCCATTAGGCACAACGCAGTGCGCGGCAATCCAATCGGCAAAAAGGAAACCAAGGGACTTCGGAACAACCGGCGTTTTCTGCTCGCTCATTCCGCATCCTCTTTCTGATTCTCAAGCCACCGCTGCTTCGCGCTTTTGAACGGGATGATCTTGTCGGAAGATTCTGCCGAGCGTTTCGGCTTCGGCTCGTCATCGACAATCGCCCAACCATTCAAACGAAGTCCTTGTGGCGTCAAGCCGATGGTGTCGGCATACCGTGCAAGCGCCGTACGGTCAGCAGCCTTCGCCTCCGAAGACTCGCAAAGCACGAACTGCCTCACGTACAGGGCAATCGTCGTGAACATGTATCCATAACGCGGCATATGCCATGCGATGGCCTGCGGCAGACGCCACAAGTCACGCCACAATTCACGCTCACGCCGATTCCACGCCTCCGTGGCCTTCTCGTCACGCTCCTTATGGAAACCGTCATCATCCTTCCAAGTGTCCCAAATCGTCCACTCGGACAGTGGAAAAGCCTTCGGTCGGTAACGGTATCCGCGAGCCGAAAGCGGAAGAATATCAGAGCCAAGACCACGCGCGTCCGACCGGGCGCTGGACGGGTCGGGCATCGGACCGGAGCGCGTGCGTGCGCCGCCATGCGTCGCCATGCGACCTCCAATCCTCGAACCGGAAAAATTACGGTATCGGCCAGTCCGTCAAATCTTGAACTATCCGCGAACTTGCGAGTCCCCTCACCGGCGGTCTTGGCCTTGCCGTTCGGGGTACCCCCCTAGGGGTGTTGGCGGGTTGGTTGATTGTATTTTTTCCTGTTTTGGCGTGTGTTTTGTTGTTTTTGTCGTGTGTGCTTGTTTGGTTTGTCCGCTTGCGTTTGATTCGTTTGTGTCGTGTTTGCGTTTGTGGTTTGCCTGTTGGTTGCGACTGTGGTTGCTGCTGTGGCTTGGCTTGGTGTCGTGTCCAGTGTTCGGCGCTTGCGGTTGCTTTGTGCTGTCCGTCTTTCCTGTTGCAGCTGCGATGTTCCGGGCCTGTCCAGCTTTGTCTGTTGTCTGTGTGCCCGAGATCCCATTGGTCCGCGGCCGTGACTGGCTGTCCGCATTTGGCGCAGATGTGTGTTTCGCCTGTGGCCAGTCGTGCCTCCCATGCCCTGCGGAGGTGGCGGTGTGCTGCGTCGTATCCTCTTGCTGTTGAGCTGCCGCGCTGCTGGTTGTATGCGTGGGCATGGGCGTGGCAGAACCTTTGTCCTTGTGGCACGAGCTGTGGGCAATTGTGCCAGGCGCATCGACGAAGGCTCACTGTGGAATCCTCCAGCCTCTGGTGGTGTGTGTGGTGCTTCGTGCCGGAGTCGGACCGGCTTGAGGTGGAATGCGTTGTTGTCATCATGGTTATGTGTGCAGCTATGGCGCCATGGTTGGTTGGGGTCCGACCGTTGGTATTTTGTGCTATTCCGCCTGCTCTGCCGTTGAGCTATCGAAGCTGGATATGAATAATGGTCCAAACCATTTTCTGGCTGGACCATTTCATTTTACAAACATACGACAGTATAGCATTTTAATTGTGACAGTCAAGCATGGCGGTTATTTCTCCGAGGTTGAACACGTACTCTCCTTTGTGTTTTGTCGGCGTGGCGTGGAGTTTGCCTCTGGTGAGCCATTGGCGGATCTGGCCGCTGGTGCAGTGAATGTCCATTTTGGCGAGGTAGCGTGCTACTTCGATTGGTTTTCCGGTGTATTCGAGTTGCCAGAGTTTGTTGTCGCGTTCGGCTTTGATGGCTTGGACTCCGCCTTGCCATTTGCAGTCTGGGCATGTCCATGTTTCGGCTTGTGGCGTGCTGGTGGCTTGGTGGCCGCATTTTGGGCAGCTGCCGATGATGACCATGGCTTCTTCCGGTGTCAGGGCTTGTTCGTTGCGTCTGGTGATGTGTTCCAGGGCGGCGTAGTCGTCTGCTGCGGTGCTCATGTTGAGGATGGTGTGCCGGTTGCTGATGATGGCATGCCATGCTTTCCGCCAGTCGTATGCGGCGTATGCGGCGCGTATTTTCCCTGCCTGTTCGGCGAGCCATGCTTCCGATTCTTTGATGAGGTCTTGCGCGCGGGTGTCGATGGGCAGTGGCGCGTTGCCTTTGTTCGGCGTGTGGCCTGTGGGGCCGATGTGCGCCTGTCGGAGCATGATGCTCCGCAGGGCGGGCAGCTGGACATGGCCGAGCTGGTAGATCAGCTGCCAGTAGGTTTCACGGCAGTTCTGGCAGAGCGTGTTCGCCGTCGCCGTTTTCATGGGCTTGTGGCAGTGCTGGCAGTCGGTCAAAGTCTGGTCTCCTTGTCGTACTGGTGGATGATGGCCGCGATTTCGGCTTTCGGCACTTGCGGCACGAGCGGCGCGATCTCGTCGAGCGCGTATCCGGCCTGATGCCATTTGACGATCATGTCCATGAGGGTTTTCTTCACTTTCATTGTTGTCCCTTTTCCTTGTCGTGTTCCGCCGACCATCTGAGCAGGGCGTTGACGGCGATTTCGCACGCCTGCCGTTCCTCGTCGTCCTCTGGTGCGATACATACGGCGCCGCATTGCGACCAGATTTTCACTGTGGCTCCTTGTCCGCGCCGCTCACATGGCTCCAGTCGCATGACAGGCCGCCCCGCCTGTAGCCCGAGTAGACGACGCAGTCCACTTTCCTCGTGTCGGACAGTGTGACGATGCATTCCTTGATGCCGTAGCTGGACTCTTCGGAGCATGTGGTGCCGGTGGCGGCGATGGCGTGGGCCGGGGTCGACGTCTTGGACGCGCTCCCGCATCCCGCGAGCGCGAGGAGGAATACCGGTGTGAGCAGGCACATGGTGATGACGGTCAGGCCGATGCCGGCGGGCGCGAGTGGTTTGCGTTTTCTCATTTCGAGTGTTTCCTTCCTTGTCTGGTGGTTGACGTTGTCACTCATTTTTGGACTCCTTAACTGATTGTGAATATGATGATCGGGGCGACGCACAGGCAGACGGTCAACACGATGCCGAACGCGATTTCAAACGGATTGTGTTTCATTCGATGGTCTCCAGATATGGGTTTTCGGTGGTGTGCGGCGGGAAGTCGCATTCCTGGTCTTTCCATCCGGCGGAGTAGCCTTCCTGCCATGCTTTGCGGCGTTCGTGTTCCAACCATTCCAGGCTGCACATGGTTTCCGGTTCGTCATGTCTCATGATTTCTCCTTGTTGAGTTGTTTCGCCATCTGGCAGGCTCGTTGGTCTGGCGTGGCGGTTTCCTTGTCGCGTCCGAGCGCCTGCAGGACGTGTTCGCACTGCCATGTGTGTATGTGGCGTTTCGACGGTGGTATGCCGCTCATGTTGGCTCTGCGTTGGCACCAGCCTTTCCATAGGCGCGTCCAGTTGTTGACGGTGTGTGTTTCGCCGTAATGCCGTGAGTTGAATGCGTTCCATGCGTCCGATAGGTCGAGGTTCGGATAGTTTCGGATGATGTCGGCGTTGGCGTGCGCCTTCTCCCTCACTAGCTCGAAGTCGCTTACCCCGATTTCTTTGGAGAAAGAAGAAGAATATTCTTCTTCTTTCTCTTTCTTTGGTGTTCTGGTGTTCTGGTGTTCTGGTGTTTGTCCCGATGTAACAGCGTTACAGTTCCGATGTAACGCCGTTACATCGGATTCGTTGCGATGCTTGGCCACGCGCTCGGCGCTTTTCTTCCTGGCATGCAATACCTGCTCTTTGGTGCGGTTGTGGGCGGTGTAGTCGTGGATCAGCCAGCCTTCGTCAACCGCTTCGAGCATTCCGACATCGCACAGTGCGTTGACCTGCTCGCCCGTGGCGCCGATGACATAGAGCATGGCGCGGCGCGGCACGAATCCGTCCGTGAGATGGTCGCCGCAATACGTCAAAGCCATGCAGAAGACTCCAACAGCGTCCATGCGTCCGCTGCGGGCCAGTTCCTGCACCTTCTCGTTAGCGTAGAAGCCGTTCACGAGCTGCACGTAGCCGCGTCTAGCCATCGCCTAATCTCCTCTTGTTGTTCCGTCGTGGTCCATCGAATCAAAAGCTTCTTCGAGTTCCGCCAAGCTTGGTGGGGGCCAAGGAAGAATTCCAACATCTTCCATCACATGCTCCCGAGCTCACGGTAGAATTCGTCGTCGGTCATGCCATACAGCGGATCCATGCTTGTCGGCTTGCGCACGGCCAGCTTGTAGCCGCAGTAGGGGCAGGTCACGTAATATGTGCCGACGACTTCTCCGCAGTGGGCGCATTCCACATACTTGATCGTCTTGCTCATTCGTTTGCCGCCTTCCGTGCGATTTCGAGCATTTCCCGAGCGTCCCTGATGTAATTGGCTCGCATCTCCGGCTCGGCCAGAGTCCAGAAGCAGTCCTCACTGGGCATGACGTCTTCCCAGGCTGGTGCCATGTCCCACCACAGCAGTTTTCTCGCCACGGCCTCGACCTCGGCGTCAGCCGGTGGCGCGTTGCGTCCGCGCAGGTACGCTTCCTGCAAATCGTCCGTGTCGCAGGAAAACTGTTCCTTGACACGCGTTCCACTCCAGTAGCTGGTCGGATATACCTTCTCAGCTTCATCATCCGCGATGCTCAATTTGTCCTCTTTCCGTTAGCTTTGACCATTGCCCAGAGGATTTCGCTTGCGGGACGCCTCCGGTATGACAGGTCGTTGTATGACTGCACGTGGCCGAGAATCAGTTTCGAGCCGGTCGAATCGGGGGTCAGGATCGCGTTCACTCGCGGCGGCACCATCTTCTGCCATACGATCTCGTCGCACAGTTCCTTCGTGCAGACCAGATAATTCTGGTCGCCATAGAAGGTCAGGCCGTTGCCGCTCGTGAAGTCAGCCATGCATGACTTCAATTCGTAGAATCCGAAGCAGCCTTTTTCCACGCTTGTGGGCACTGGCTCGCCGTTGACGTTCAATGGCTTGAAGCCCACGTAGTCCACTCGCCGCTCTTCAGGGGTATTCCGGTCGAAGTTGACCTCACTTGCCCAAAAAGCGGTCTGATTCTCCAATCTCTTCTCCACCAGCTTGGACAGCATGGCGGTGGTCTCGGTGCGGGTCATTCGATGCTCCTTTCGGCTTCGCGCATGATGTGCCGCATGTCGGCGTATTCTCGTGCCGCCCAACGTTCGATCATTTCCGGAGCGGCGTTTCGTGGCAGCGGGTTCAGGCATGGGCCACCAAGACGCTGCATGAGCCTGATGATCTTCCGGCGTCGTTTAGGGGTCAGCACGACGTGTTTCTCCACTGTTCTGACGATTTGCAGCCTGTCGCATCGGTAACAGCCTTCGAAATCCTCATCGGATTCGATGAGGTCGCCTATCGGACGCACTTGGTATACGTCTCCTTTGCCATATATTGCGGCGTATTCGGCCGCGTAATCACGCATGGTGGTGCAGTAGACTTGTTCTTGGTGTCCGGTGCCTTCGATGGCCGACGCGCCTTTTTCGCGTCTGGCACGGCAGATGGGGCAATCGTCGTAATTGTCTCGACTGTGCCCCGGTTCGATGATGTCGCCGGGTTTCAGGTCTGGAACTCCACCGTGGTATAGCACGCTCATTTCGCTTCCTCGATTCTGATGGTGATGCGGTAGACGCCTTTTTCGGTGCTTGGCTCGCCCAGCCGGTAGTCCGGGCCGAGCACGTATGCCGCGTTGTCGTCGGGCCAGTAGCCTGACTGGGTGATGCCGTCGAGTATCGCCTTGACCATTGGCGCCGCGTTCTCGGGGTCGAATCTTCCGTGGGTCAGTGGGTGGATGATGGCTGTCACGTGCACCGGCCAATGCTCGGGCTTTTGGAGCTTGCCGCCGTTGATGAGGCTGCGGAAGGTGAGCAGGCTCTTGGCCTTGACTTGCTTCTTCCTGGCGTATGGCACCACCCAGCTTCGGCTGCGCCGGTTCTGCGTCCACCACAATCGCTTGTCTATCGTGATTTCAATCTCGCTCATAGTTGTCGGCCTCCTCTTCCTCGGCTTCGATCTCGCATTCGGGGCATGGGATGGGGCGCGCCGGATACAGCGCGCACCCATGGATTGGACATACCGGTTCCACATCCGGTGGCTCTATCCATTCGCGCATCAGAAGTCAGGCTCTCCGGCTGGCGCGCCCCACGGGTCATCGGCCGGAGCCTGCGACTGCTGCCGTGCCTGCTGCGGCTGCTGATAGCCACCACCGTTGGCGTTGCCGCCCTGGTATCCGCCTGACTGCATCTTCTGCACCTGAGCCGCCGCATAACGCAGGGACGGGCCGATCTCATCGACCTGAAGCTCGATGACCGTGCGGTTGGAACCGTCCTGCGCCTGATAGGAGCGCTGCTGCAAACGACCCTGCGCGATCACACGCATGCCCTTGCCCAGGCTCTGCACGCAATGTTCGGCCAAGTCACGCCACGCGCTACAGCGCATGAACAAAGCCTGACCGTCCTCGAACTGGTTCGTGCTGCGGTTCCAGGAACGCGGCGTGCTGGCGATCGTGAACGACACGACCTGCGCGCCAGCGGACGTCGTGCGCAATTCCGGATCGGCGGTCAGATTGCCGACGATCGTGATAACGGTTTCTCCGGCCATCACTCGGCCTCCTTCATGTCGGCTTCTGTATCCTCCGGCGTATCCGCTTCCATGACTTCGGCGGTCACGTCATCGGCTTCGTCGGCGCTATCGTCATCGAGCACCGGTTGGAACACGTCGCCGTAGTCAGGCGTGATGTCATCTGCGGCGACGGCGGTCTGCGCCTGCACGGTCAAAGGCAGGTACGGGGCGGCGCGACGGATGGCGGTCTTCTTCGCCATGGCCTCGTAATCGGTCTTCCACGGGCCGAAATTGCCGCTCTTGCTGCGTGCCCTCGCCTGCTCGATCTCCTGACGGTTCAGCACGAGGAAGTAGTGTCCGCCGTCCTTGAAATGCGCGACCATGTACACGTGGGTCAGTTCGCCGGGGTTGGCGCATGGCACGTGGTGCAGCTCCTCGTTAAGGCCATACGAGTATGAGAATTCGTCTCCTTGGTGCACGGCTCGGGCGCTGATGTCCACGAGCTGGCCGCTACGTCGCGCCAAGTCGATCATGCCACGGTAGCCCATGATGAACGTGGCTTCCATTCCGCCGGATTTCTTGTTGTAGAAGGGAAGCACGTAGGCTCGTCCCAATCCGTCCACGTTGGACGGTTCCAGTCCGAGCGCGCTGCAGGTCATGAAGCATGAGAGCACGCTTTGCGGCGAGCATTCCGCGAGTTTCGGTGTTTTGTTGATCGCGGACAAGCACATCTGGTAGAGGCGGTCGGGGCTGATGTTGTTGCCGACGACGCTGGCGATGCGCGGCCAGCTTTTCTTCATCATCATTTTCAGATTCCGTTTCGGCGTCATTTCGACCATCTGTCGTCCTTGCGCCTGCTGTGCGATCTGTCCCATGATTATTGCTCCTTTTCTTCGGTGGCTTTGAATGCGAATTTGCGGTATGTGGTGGCTTTGACGGTGTATTCCTTGCGGGTCGTCGGCTTGTAGGTGGCTTGGAGGTTGCCGCAGCGCACGCCTGTATGCGAGCCGATGCGCAGGATGATCTGCTCCTGCAATGCCTTCTGCTCGTTTGTCAGTTCCTTCGCGCGGTTGGACGTGCTCTCGTATCTTGCGAGCAGGTCGTAGAGGTCATCGTCGTCGCTTTCGTCCACGATGTCCGGTGTTGGCTCGGGGAACGCCTTCTGCACGTCGCCGCCGGTCAATTGCGGTGGCGTGCCGGTGGTGACGAAACGCCAGAAGTCGGCTGCGGCCTTGTCGATCGCGGCCATATCCTCCACGTCGGCCTTGAACGGGATCTCCACCGGCTCGTCGTCTCCGATGGCCGCGTACACGTAGCCCCATGTCCATCCCGTGACGAGCGCGTAGAATTCGACTTGAGCCAAGTAGTATGGCGGGATTCGGAGGTTGCCGTCATCGTCATGCCAGTCCCCCGCTCGACGGTTGCTCGCCGTTTTGATTTCGAGGATTCCAAAATCGCCGTTCTCTTTCTGCAGGATGCCGTCAAGGGACGCGCGCAGGTATGGCTTCCCGCGCATGATGAACTGCTTGTCGGTGCCGTCCGTGACGAGCATCTCGGGATGATTGGCGCGGAAACGCTTCCTGAGCTCGTTCTCCAAGGCATTGCCACGAATGACGGCCCACTTGTCGGAAATGTCCTCCGGTTCCACGCGGCCGGTCTTCTCAAGCCACAATTCGTAAGGTGTCTTGAAAGCATTAAGGCCGAGGATCGTGCTCATGTCGGAACCGCCCACGCCGGCCTTCCTGCTTTTCAGCCACGCGAGATGACGTTCCGTCTTCTTGCACTGCCGGAAGCGCTCAATCTGATAGCGTTCCGTGTCCTTGAGTGGGATGCGTTTCATTCCTTCGTCACTTTCGCCTCTTGTATTTCACCGTCAAAAAAATCGATGATGAGATTGCAGATGGCGACCGCCGACGTTTTGAGCTGGGCTTTTTCCTCTTCGTTTTCGGCTTTGATGTCGAAAACGCCATCCTTACTGTTGAAATTGATTCTCATTTCGTGTCCTTGCTGTAGTTGGCTTTGATGTCCATCAATTCGCCGTTCAGCAGCTTGGTGGCGAACATGTAGACCACCTTGTCGTTGGCATGGTATGCGGCACGCTGCAATGCCGAGATGGAGTCGTAGATGCCTATGAGTGCGTTTGCGATGATGGCGCGTGGGTTCTCCGGCTTGGGCTGCGGCTTCTGTTCCTGGATTGCTGTGTTGGTCATGGTTTCCTTCTTTTCGGTTGTGGTGGTTTTCCGTGTTTTGCTGCGTGGCGAATGCTTGTCGTAGGTCGGCAATAGTCCTTCCTTGCGGAGTTGGCTGAGAATGTTGCCGGCTGTTTTTGGGCTTATGCCTAGCGTTTCGGCTGTTTCCTTGCCGTCGAACGGCTGGCCTTGGTCGATGCGTTTCTTGCAGTGCGCGAGGATGAGGTCCCGTTTCGACGGTTCCTCCGGTTTCGCCGGCGGATCCCGCGTGAGGAGTCCGGCCTTGCGCAATGCCCGCATTTCGGTGATGCTGAGGCCGGCTTCGCCTGATTCGTCGTAGATGCTTTTCAGTTCGGCGAGTTCGCCGTCCGCGTATTCGTGTTTCAACGTGTTCCCTTTCTGAGTTTTTCGATCAATCGCCTGTTTTCGCGGATGAAAGCGTCCACGTCGATTCCCTGCTGTGCGAGGGTCGGTTTGCCGGTGTCGACGTGTGCTTTTCCGTCGTTTTTGACGTCTGGACTGCTTTTAAACCGTGCAGCCGGAACGAATCTCCCGTTTTTCATCTCGCCACCGTCCTTTGGTACTTGTGTGCCAAGGCCCACTGTTCCGCGGTTTGACGCTGGTATCTGACTTTGCGTCTGTCCTGATGTCCTTCTGGCGGTTCCACGCCGATTTTCAAATATGGCGGGCCTTTGCCGGTGCTCCGCCAGTTGGCGAGCGTGCGCACGCTCATGCCGAGCATGACGGCCAGTTCAGCTGGCGTGAGCAGATCGTCACTCATCGTCGTCGGGTGGGCAGTAGCGGTTGATGAAGTATGTCTGGCCTTTGCCGGTGACCTTCGCGGTGCGGTTGATGGTCACGTGGCCGTCCGAATGGGTGATGGCGGTTTCCTTGATTCGGAACAGTCCCAAGTCCATGGCCTTCTGGGTCGGCACGTTGCGGTTCGAGCCGGTCTTGCCGAGGTATCCGTCCTGTCGAAGAATCTCGAACAGTCGGTTCTGGCCGATGTCCAATCCGTTCTGCCGGAGTATTTTCGCGAGTTCCCCGATGAGGCACGTGCCGTCGCTTGCGGCCACGGCGTCCGCGAACCGCGCTTTCGGCTCCAGTTCCACGATGCGCGTCTGCTGTTCGGCGATGCGCTGCTTCTGCGCCTCCATGGTGCGTTGGCCGATCATCACGGCCTTCGCGAGGATGGTCATGTCATCGTCCGCGTCCGTGGTGGGGATGTAGCCGCCTGTTTTGCGGATCTGCGGCAGCACCTCATGCGTCACCCAACGTTGGAACTCCTTCGCCTCCGGCTTCCGCGAACGCATGATGAGCTTGTACAGGCCGGGCTCAGAGATGATGAGAGGCGCACGCCCTGGCTGATTCCAAACCTCCGAATTACGGAGGTTTGTGATTTCGTCATCATCAAGAGCTTCGCGGAGATGATTTGTGTCATTGCCGAGGATGTCACATGCGTCCTTGGCGACGAACCAAGGCTCCCCCGCTTCGTCGGTCAGGGCGCGTAATGATGCGCCCTTGAACTCGAATCGCTGGATTTCATTGCTCATAGGCTTTTCCTTTGCTTGTTGCGTTGCGTGCCCCACCCTGACGAGTGGATGGGGCTGAGTGGCTGGCATCGGAGTCGAACCGATGCCGTCCTTGGATTCCGAACGCCCCTTTGACTGTTGGAGCATGACCTGAACATGCTGGCTGCCGGTGGCGTGGCCGACTGTGATTGAAGCAGTCAGGCATAGTAAGAAAGGACCCGCAAGCACCGGAGTGCCTGCATAGATTTAGACAGGAGAAGATTGGAATCCGTGGACGGGCGAACCGTCGCCCAACCGAAGCCACGACAGAAGTGTGTATGCAAACGCCGTGGCGGATTTGTTGTTTGTCGATATTCAGTTATGTGTTCCCGCCAGCCGACATGAGTGAACGTGGATGTCCGCGAAAACATCCCTAATTGGTTTGTTTTGTTGGACTGTCGGCTGGTGGGAAGTCTTTAGTCGCGTGGCGCGAACCGCACGGTCAGCCATAGGACGGTCAGAATGTAGATGATGCTGACGAGGACGGTGGCGGTCTGTGAGTCCGCCGTCCGCCAAGTGAAAAGCAGTGTCGCCGATGCGGTGCAGGCGATGATGGCGAGCAGGGTCTTGACGCGGCGGAGCGTGTAGTTCGGTTTCGCGTTTCCTGCCTGTCCGCTGTCGTGCAGTTGGTCATGGCTGGTCATTTGCTTGCTTCCAGTTCCTTGAGGATTCGATTGCATTCGCGTCGGACGCGCTGCACTTCGGTCTTGGTGAGGTTGAAGTAGTATTGGCCGGTCGATGTGCGGAAGCTCATTCGAGCCATCGGCCTGCCGTCCTGGGCGGTGAAGGCCTGCATATCGAATCCGCCGTCGTCCATCCAGCTCATCGTGTGTTTCCCACCTTTCGGTTGAGTTGGTAGGCGATGCCTTCGATTTCCGCCGAGGTGAAGTCCGCGAGGGCGATGTTTTGAATGCCGTCCACGAGACTGGCGCTGCCGTCCTCATGGAGGCGGATGTAGAAGCCGCTTGATGCGAGCAGCAGACATCCGGCCTCGTGGAGTGTCGGCGGTTTTGGCGGGTTGAGTAGTTGGCTGGTCATTTCTGCGCTTCCTTGGCGATCGTGTCGATGATGACGTCCACGAGATCGGGCACGTCGAGGTCGACGTATCCGACGATGTGACCGAGCGAACGCCTTGCTTCGATTTCGTCCCACCCGTCGGCATAGGCCGGACGGATGGCGTCGCCCTCGTTCTCAAATTCGCTGAATATCGCTTCCACGCAGGCCTTGCGCAGGTCTTTGTTGTAGGTCTTTATGTACATCAGTGCTCCTTTGGTGTGGCTTTCAGGCTTTGAATTGTTTGATGCTGTCGATCGGCTGGAGCAGCACCGTAGTGAGTTGGAAGAGGGTCATTCCAAACATGTCGGCGATTTTTTCCAGATCGCTTACGGTGAGGTCTTTCTTGCCGTTGAGTTTCTTGTTTGCCAGCGGCCTTTCGCATCCGATCGCTTTGGCTACGTCTTCTTGCGTCATGCCCCTTCGAGCCATCTCCCCTCGGATGTTGGCTCTCATGAGTTCCGTTTCGCTTGTCACCCAACCTCCTTTCTCGTTTCATTGCTGATTACAGATAGTACTTATTTGGATACTATTACACGGGTACTTAATTGATTACTTTACAAAAAGTACACAATTGGGTATTATGAAACCATGGGAACAAGAGCTAACACCGACGTGACAGACGGAGCGCGGAGCATCATGGAATACTGCAAAAAACTGCAATCCAGGAGCGGTATGACCGCTACGGATTTCGCAGCGGAATGTGGATTCAGCCGCAACTATTGGTTCGTCCGCGCCCGGTTCGACGCGCCCTTGACGGTATCGGACTGTGAACGAATCGCCAAGACATGCGGGATGACATTGCGTCAGCTATTCGCAAACGCACTGGCGGAACAGGAAGAAAAAAGAACCGCCGAAACCCTCAACAAGCTGCAGAGGGGCGACGTGGCCCTTGCGGCGTATCGGGCCGCTGGCAAGAGGGAGGCCATCAATGGAGAGGCTGGGCCGGATTACGACGAGCCTGCCTGACCTGCCGCTCGACCGGCGCATGACCTACGGCGCCATGCGCCGCGCCATCATCGGCCTGCCCGTCACCGTATCCAGCGCCATACTGCCGGACGGACTATGGGGCTGCTACGACAACGAAAACCACGTCATCCTGATCGACCGTCGGCTCACCTATACGGCGAAACGCTGCACCCTCGTACATGAATTGCTGCATTGGCGGCACGGCGACACCGGCTGTTCGAACGATTGTTCGAAGCAGGAGCGACGGGCGCGAACGCAGACCGCCCTCACGCTCGTCAACCCTGCCGAGCTCGCACTACTAGAACGCATGTACGAGTACGAATGGCAGATCGCGGACGAGCTCAACGTGACCACGCAGGTGTTGGAGGATTACCGGAGCACACTCGCGTCGGCGTAGAATCGGCCGCATCCCCCGTTCGACGGAAAGAGAGAAGGAACCCATGAGAATCAGACAGAACAATGCGATGCTGGTCAAGCTCAAGGCATGGCTCGGCAAGGACGTGAAAGTGAAGTCGGCGGTCTGCTCCGGCATCGCCGCCGTATGCGTAGTGGCGTTGGCTGTCGGAGCGGCCACCTATGCCGCCAGCGTGCATTCCGCAGCGGTCAAGGAAGCCGCCGAGACCATCGAAGCCGACAATGCCGACTATTCGAAGCTGATAGACGAATATAACAAGCTTGTTGACGAATACAATTCGCTCTCGGATGATTACGATACTGCGACGGAGACGATAGACAAGGCTGACGGCATGAAGGCCGACATAAAGAAGATGGAGGCTACGCGGGACAATTTGCAGGCGCAAATCGAATCGTTGACCGGTCAGGTCGATAATGCCAAGAGGACTAGCGCTTCCGATGGCGTGTGGCAGGTCGGCAAGGACATCGACGCCGGAACGTATCGCGCAAACAATTCTGTAACGGACCGCTGTTACTGGGAGATCTCCGTAGGCGATGACATCGTGCAGAATGATATTCCTGGTGGTGGTTATCCGCAGGTGACGGTGAGCGATGGGCAGCAGCTCAAGCTTCAGAATTGCGGCACGTTCACCAAGCAGTGACACTCTTTTCTATTTGCCCCACCAATTGTGGGGCTTTTATATTGGGTATGTAAAATAAGTGGTTGGAAATTGGTAAATATCTGGTTGGACAATCAAGATGATGCCCACCGAAGCCCAACCACTAATTTAACGAATATTATCTCTAAAAATCCAACCACTTTTTAACGATAGGAGATTCGGCTTAGCGGTCTGAAATCCGTCACACCTCGACGGTCTATCCCTGTCTTGATGCCTCTTTCGCAATCCCGCTCGGGATTTTCTTCAAGGAACGAGACGACGCCCTTGGCCATGCGAGAGATGAGGCCTTCGAGCTTGATAACGCAGTCATATGCGCAGGCCTTCAAGTTTTCCGCACCAACTCCGGTATGGCCGTAGCTCGCGACGATTCCGCACTCGTTGCCTTGGACGCATACACCGATGACTTTGTAGGGGCTGTAATCCTTTCCTTTGCCCTCGATGACCGAGGACCCCGCATGGACCACAGCACAGCGCAGCTGGTAGAGGTCTGAGGCGGTGAATGCACCTCGCGCCGTTATGCCGTTGAGCTCATCGCTAATCTCGTCTTGGCTCTTCTCGTCTTTTCGCTCGGCGTTCATCTTCTCGCCGGTATTTGGAAGATCCAGGTATTTCACACACCAATCGGTGTACTTCATGCCGACGGCTTTTGCGCAGACGTCGGGTATAGTCACGACGAGGCTCAGCGCTGCAAGCAAAAGCCCTGCGTCGAAGGCTATCTCGCATTCTTCCACGAGCCTGCTGGGCGTGCGATGAATCACGGTCGGGTAGCCGTATTCGTTGGCGGCGCTTTCCAGGCCACCTGAAGGCGCAGGCCTCCAGGATGCAATTTCGTCGAGTCTCGCATTCATAGGATCTCCCCTTCCTTCTCTCTGCTTCAAGCTACCGCAGATGGGGATTGGACGTGCCGATTCTTCCATTTCAGCGCATTGGCGCTGTATGAAAGAATGAAAATAATGTTACATATGCATATATGTATATTTCATGTTTGCAAGTTAGTATTTTCCACTTGCAAGGTTAATATGCACCCTTGTTTACAACATGCCATACACACATGTTTGCAAGTTAGCGTATAATGTGTTTCAGAACAAAAAACCTCCGCAGTGTTAACGGCACCACGGAGGTAAAACATGAAGCCTCACTCAAAGACTTCCGAAACCATTGTAACGCATGGCTTGGAGGTCGGAAATGGACCGTGAAATGGGATACCGCAACATGCTGGCAGTCGAAGAACTCGCAAGCCAAGGGAAACTCACCGTCACCCACAAGGGCGCACGCAGCTTCGACTTCGCTCAATACGCCCTGCTCAGCCGCATGGCATGGCTCACCGCTGACTGGCCGCTGGACAAAGCCGCCAAGGAAAAGCACATGCTTCCGCGCACCTACGCTTCCGGATGGCTCAAAATCGCCATCGATTGGGGTATGACACTTCCCCAGTCAATGGACGAGCTCGTGGCGATCGGCAATGAGCCGCGCAATCCGAAGCGCGAGCAGCTGGCTTACAACCGCATAGGCAAGATCGCCAAAAAACTCGAATCCGCAGGACTCATCAAATGCCTTCGCAAGGGCAATGTTCAGCGCAAGAACAATGCCGTGTGGCTGCTGACTATCGGCACGCCGGAGGAAAACGCCGAGGTCGAAGCCTACGTGCGACAGCACATGTACCTCTGATTCCGTGCCCACATTTTGCCCACACTCTTCCGGGAATTGCAGTGATTTGCAGTGAATTGGAGTGAATTGCAAACCATGCCGGAACCGTTGGAAACACTGGGAAAACGGCGGAATAACAACAATCGTGAAAACCGAGCGCAAAGGGTTCGAGTCCCTCATCGCCCACCT